GCCCTAGATCTATTGTAAATCTCCTGTATCCGACCCTTGTCATATTTTTTTTGGGGAGTTTGCACTGTCTTTTGTCTACCAGCCTCAAGTTCTGCCATTTTTTCTTTATGTTCTTTGGTACCCAGTAAACGCTTCTTAAGAAAAGAGGCCTGAGTTGCTTTCATCGCAGAATCATGAGACTTACGTTTAGCAGACAACTGTTTTTCTGCTTCTAGTCTTTCAGCAGCACTGGCACTATTTAATTGCGCGTATAAAGCTGCAACCTCTGCTTCATACTGAGCAGTTGCTTCTGCAATTTCTTCCTCCTCCTGCTGTTCGAAGTTAAGCTCATCAATACCAGTTGTTTCTCCAACCCAAGAAACGACCGACGTTATAGCATCTACTATAAAACTCATGAGCTAACTCCTTTTTTTTGCATTGTTATCACTTGGTCGATTGCTGCGATGACCTCTTCACGACCACCCTGTAGTGCAAGACGGCGAACCAATTCATCATTCGTTGCTTTTGCATCGTACTTGGGACTTGGAAACTTTTTTCTTAGGTACTGAACAAGATCCTTGTCTATTATTGATACTTGTTTCCAATCCATCAAACTTCTCCTGTAAACCTTCCAGCCTATTAAGTATCTCTCGAATAACTAAAACAGTTTCGGAAGGCAAAACTTGTCCACCCATTCTAACTTTACGAACGATGGTTTCATAATCATGTAACATATATGTTCTCCGTTACATCCACAACTTCACAGGATCCTCCATGACAAGCTAGTTCTTGAGAACTGGTAGTCATATCCATATTCTCATAAAGAGAAAGGTTATTCCAATCAATTGTAGATGGCATTTGTCCAATCATACGATCATACTCCGATCTGTTAATAGCCTCAAACGGAGCCTGATCGTATACATTATTATCATAAGGAAGAAACGATACTCCGCTTACGTATTCCCAATTTGTCCATATCCAATGCCCAATCTCAAGAAAGTTGACATCAGTATAAGACACAGTAATACTTGGTTTGTGATCACACCAAGTATTTTGATACTCCAACCACAGATCCAAGTGTTGAATAGGATCTATTTCCTTTTGGGTGAGACAGCCAGCGGGCGAAGATATGGGAAAACTAAATATCATAGTTTTGTCTGGAGTAGATATACAAGGTTCATGTGGTACATCATGATCAATCATAAACTGACAGATAGGGTCTTTAACATCAATCCTTGCCCTGCGAATGTAATACATAGAATATCTTGGGTGCATACCCGAAGAAGTACCGGCCACACAAGACGTAGTTCCACTTGGCTTACAACAAGTAATAGCCTTACTTGGATTAATTCCCAGCCTCTCTGCCCACACTAGATTAGTAGACTGAGCAACTTCTTTTAACTTACCAAGAGTCCATCGAAGTTTAGGCATGCCTTCTTTGCCCTACATTAGTCTATTATCATATATACCAGTAAAGGATACACCGAGTAGTCTCTCCTCCTCACAATTATCCTTCCAATCTTTGTCAAGATAACTGAAATTAGTACAGGCTGATTGAATTGTCCCAAGAATAGTAGCATGTTTTACTTTAGTGGATAGTGAATCTAAATCATCGTTAGCGCGGACCACAACCTCAGTTAAGTTACAAAACTGCTTTGGCCTAAGAATAATCTCAGAACAGGGGTTCGTCCCAAAGTCAATGCCCTCTACTTCTCTCCCAGATCTTTCCGCCAACATAGATAAACACTCTCTGTTACAAATACCCCGCTCTCCAGACCTAGAGTTGTATATTGCCGCCCACTCATCAAGAAACAGGGAAAGTGGTGGCTTGGAGCTATAGACCGCAGCGTTATTACTCAGTCTTCGGTGTCCAGAACTTTCCCACCACGGTCCTGACTTGGCTGTTGCCATCTCTCTGTCATGTAAATCACTAAGTGAAATGAGGGCTGATCTGCGAACTGCTCCAGCAATTACTATCTCGCCAGTCATACACACAATATCATGAACCTCTAAAGACGTTAGTTTTCTTCCCCTAGCCTTGTTAAAGATGTTTACTAGATATCTGAATAACTTCTCAAGAGGCTCTGGCCCACTAGCCCTACCACCAAATGTTTTTAATCTTGCTCCAGCAGGTCGAACCAAACTTGTGTTCCATGTGGGGTGAATGCCCAAGTATAAATTTGAAAGCAGAAGTTTAAACGCATCTGCCCAGCCCTCTCTAGAATCATGTACGAGAATAACCTCTTCGTGATCCCGCATAATTTCCTCAGGAATTGTTGGAAGCTGGTCAACAACATTCGATTCACAAGAGAAACCAACCCCAGTTCCACATCACAACACATACATCACATCTGAAAAGGACCGTATTGTTAGAATGGGAATATATGAACAATTGTACATACACACATCATCAACATCAGCAGCAGGACCAGCAGTCATCAATGCTCTCATGGAGGGAAACACCTCCCGATCAAAAGTGGCTTCTCGGATGTCCTCAAGCTCACCCTGTAAGTTAAAGCGAGACTCCATGTAAGTATAGTAGCGATCTACACATTCGAGCCAAGTCTCACGCCTATTTATTTCTTCGTTCCACCGACAATATTTACTCTTCACGATGAATTGTTGGAAGTTGTCCATATATATTTGTCTCCTACTAGTCTTTATACTCCACCTATAGGGCTCCATAGGTGGATCTCGCCAGTTTTTATGTTGTAACTATCTTTAGATAGTATTCTTACACACCTAGCCATTGCCATAGCTAGTTCATAATCATCCAGACCACATGTATCTCTAGGCCTGTATTTATCTTGGTAGTATAGATTAATAATGTGTCCGTGTCTATCTACATCTCCCCACTTTTTCAAAAAAGATCTTGCCCTTTTGGGTCCAACTCTCCATAGGCCGGGTATACAATCAGTTGAGTCTCCTGCCATCCACTGTATGCAAAAGAATTCCTCTGCTTCTTCTTTTGTAATATAAAAAGGTGTCTCATCCTTGTAGGGATTATAGTGCCAACCTTCTGTACCCTGCAAATCCTTATCAATTGTCACTGCAATGGAGTCTTTGGCATAGAATCCCATCACATCATCAGCCTCAATTTCAGGAAACTCTATGCAATAGTATACGTCTCGAATATAGTTCCTAACCTCCTGTAGAAACTCCGGCTCAGGCTTTGTTTCCCTATTCTTTTTATAGTTAGGCCATAACTTTCGTCTGAAGTTTGTCTTTCGTCCGCATGATAAAGCCATCGAGAAGTCATCAGCCTCAGCTGGTAGCCAATTCTCTAGTATCTCTTCAACTATTGCTGGAATGAAGGCGGGATCTCCAGTTTCTGCTTGTAGTGCAGCACGGTATGCAATAATATCAGCATCAAGAACAGCGTTATTCGGTACTATCATCATCGCTTTCATCCTCAAAATCTAAAAGGAATAAATCAATCAACTCGTTTAACGAGGCCCTCAAACTCCCCTTATCCACATGAGGGGGTGTTGAACGAATACCACACCAAACCGGTGCCATTACTTTCGTTTTTACTTCTAGTGCTTCAATATCACCATCATTAAGAAAAGTATATTCGAAAGCATCCAGAAGATCATCGTCTCCACTCTCAATGGCATTTGCCATATCTTCTGAATGGTGCTGTCTCCAATCAGCATTCATATCTGAAAGAGTCCGGTTGCCAGAAGAAATATATATATTGGTTGAATTGTGTTTAATTCCTAACGACACCTCGTTTTCATAACGACAATCATCAACAATAACACACCTCTGCCAATACTTTTTGTTTTTCTTGAGGTCTGCTTCTTCTTCATCATATAATACAATCAACTTTTTCTCAAATTCTTTAACCCAATAATCAGGATCTATGTCCCTCTTCATTGCACCATGAACCTGACAAAATTCTCGATGCTCTGCTGGATTTCCTTCTTTAGTAAAACCCCTAGCTTCAGCCTCTTTTTTTAAAGGACCAGCAAACGAAAGCAAGACTGGTCGAAAGCCAAGTTCAAAGGCCTCTCTTGCTAACAGTTTTGCCAAGGTGGTTTTTCCCACCTTGGCTATTCCAGAAATGATTATTAACTCCATCTTTTAATTCCTTGTATAATTTATGAGGTTCAATATGAAGTTTTACTT